AAGGCCAAACAGGCCAGCCTACAAGAAGCAGCTCTACAACTGTTGACCAACGACACACAACGACAAGAACACCAACAGCGTCTTGCCGAGGTCGGCGAGCTGGGCAAGGCTCCCACTGTGTTTTACGACACTCTAGAAGATGCGCTGAATCATCGCAACAGCCTGGAAACCTTGCGCAGCAATCTTGCCACACGACAGGCCGAAGTTGATCCATACCAAGAACAAATCGTAGACATGCAGCAGCAGGCTCTACAGGAAGTCACATACGACAATCTCAACGAGCTGACCAAACTGCAAGAACATCAAGACTTCTTGCTGAAACTGTTGACCAGCAAAGATTCGTTCATACGCAAAAAAATCATAGATCAAAATCTCAGTTATCTCAACTCAAGACTCACGCACTATCTTGATCGCATTGGACTGCCACACACAGTGACCTTCCAGAGTGATCTCACTGTGATGATTGAAGAGCTGGGGCGTGAACTAGATTTTGACAACCTGTCGCGTGGTGAACGCAATAGATTGATCCTCAGTATGAGCTGGGCGTTCCGCGATGTGTTTGAAAGTCTGTACAGACCCATCAACGTACTGTTTATTGACGAACTGATTGATTCTGGTCTAGACACAGCCGGCATGGAAGGTGCCCTGGCCATACTCAAACACATGAGTCGCGAGCGCCACAAGAGTGTGTGGTTGGTGAGTCATAGAGACGAACTCAGCGGTCGTGTGGAAAATATTTTGAGAGTGATCAAAGAGGGCGGTTTTACCAGTTACAGCACTGACGTAGATCGAGCATGATAGCCTGGGATCATTGGCACATCGAACTCAGTAGCATTTGCGCACTGCAATGCCCAAGATGCCCACGTGCTGAAGTTCCTGACACGCTGTTGAATCGCCAACTGAGTCTGGATTTTTTTAAAAATCGCATTGGCCAACACCAAATCAGTCAAATGCGTAAGATTACCTTTTGCGGTAACGATGGCGATCCCATATACTGCCGGGACTTTCTGGAAATCTGTGCCTGGATCAAACACATCAATCCTGGTCTACACTTGACAATCATTACCAATGGCAGCTACAAGCCCAGGGCATGGTGGATTGAGTTGGCCAATGTTTTGAATCAACACGACGAAATACAATGGAGCATTGATGGTTGGGATCAGGCCAGCAACAGTCAATATCGACGCAACTGTGATTGGGACAGCATAGTCCTGGGTCAAAAAACTTTTGCAGAACACAACAACACAACTTATCGTATCTGGGCCACTATAGCGTTTAGATTCAATCAAGACCAACTAGATAGCATTGAGAATCTAGCTCGCAGCACGGGCATGGACAGTTGGCAGCTGACTCTCAGCACAAAATTTGGCAGTAGATATCCTGAGCAATATGGTCAACAAGATCCTCTCGAGCCCACAGTGTCTAACTTGGTCAGCAGCGAATCTCGCTTTGAACGACGTATCACACAGTTGACTGACAAGACTAGACCAGAACTGTCCATGCAGATGTTGTTTCAACAAAGACATCAAGCCGTCAAAAATTACCATGCAGTGTGCATGATTGGCAACAAAGGCGTATTTCTCAACAGTCAAGGAGAACTATATCCTTGCTGTTGGGTGGCCAATCGCTACGATCACAACAATATCTGGCATACTCGTGCCAAAGAAATGCTGAATCTATATCATCGCAGACTGGAATATATAATTGAAGACCAGTTCTGGTCTAGTCCGGAGTTTTTAAATTTTCAAAGTTACGAGTGCCAAACCAAATGCACTGCAGATCGTTGGCAAGATCGTGAGCATGTGACACAATGGTAAAATATCTATATGTCAATGGCGATTGCTGGCTTGCACATACCAGTTGCCAGGAGGTTTTGCATCACCACAATTCTCCTTTCAAAGATCTGGTTGTGATCAATCGGTCAGCACCAAGCAGCAACAACCTAGATATCATTCGAAGAACCAAGAGTGATCTTGCGCACCTTGCCAAGCAAGGCATTGATCCCCTGGTATGTATTGGGTTGGCTGAGATTGGCAATGGTGGTCACGACTACGCTGGCGAATTTCGTTTGGCCAAACCCAATCAAGATCTTACCAAGGTGTTGCAATCTATCATTGACACCGAAGTGGCCATGCTACATGAGGCAGTGGGCAGTCGACAAAGTTATATCTGCAATTCTTATTGCTTGCACACTTTTTCCAACAAAGGCGTGATACATTTTGTAGATCAAGATTGGTCCAATTTTGGACCAGTGTATCGTGTCACCAAAGGTCTGCATCGTTGGATGCTGGACCGACAAAATATTTTTAAATTTACTCGTGAATCATTTGATGATTTGGTTGACCGGCAACAACAGTACGTCGCGGCTTGGTTGGCCAACCCATACATTGATGATTACTTGCATTTGCCTGCTGAAACTGAAAACAGCCGAAGTTCCTTTGAACTTTTTCATAAGTTTTTTACACACGTGGCTGAAAGTCTAGATATTTAATTGTATGACTTCCGCAAGCAAAGCCAAAGGCAACAGTTTTGAACGTAGAGTGGCCGATTTTCTAACCAATCTCTACGGAGAAAAGTTTATTAGAGCCCCTGGTTCAGGAGCCTATGTTGGCGGTAAAAATGCCGCTCGCAAACAGTTTTTACACGAAGGACAGATCAGAAACTTCAAGGGCGACATTGTGCCTGGACAGAGTTTTCCAAGATTCAATGCTGAGTGCAAAAGCTACAAAGAGTTTGCCTGGCATCAGATGTTCACAGGCAACAAAGTGTTGGATGACTGGCTTGATCAGCTTATGAGTGTAAGTGATCCTGGTGACTTCAACGTGTTGTTCATGAAGTTCAATCGGCGTGGCGAATATGTTGTGACTCAAGCCAGTGTCACTGATGCCAGTCACAGTCACATGATCTACCACAGCGCACGTCACGGTGACTGGATCATACAAGACTTTGATCAGTTTTGGCAGCACCAGGCAGATCAAGTTCGACAATTATCCGCGTGACAGCGGCAGCGTGACACAATTCACACAACCATCCCAAAATGTAGCATGCCTAAAAGGCGTTTGGTACACAGTGATTCCGTGACTGTGCAGAGCATCAAGCAGCACTTGATTTGTGGTATTTCGTATGATCACTGTTTGATGATCAATCACTATGATGTTGACATCAAACACAGATTCCTGAGCATTGCCTACCCAATCCTGTAGATACCGATCAACAAAAGCATGAAATTCATGATTGTTTTCTTCACCTGCCACCCACCAACGTGTTGGATTGGCCTCCTGCCAGTCATTGATGCTCCATGACTGAGTTTGCCAGCCGCCTGAACAATATACCACACGCCAGTCAGGAAAATACTTGCGGTAAAAAATTTCCACCAAAGCTTGATTGGCGCTGGGCAAATCGCTCACAATCAAGCCTGGTGACACCGGAGAAAACCATCCATCAACGTGCCCATGCAAGGGAAACCGTCTGATAGGCCGCGCAGTCAAGCTGTGCCAAAGTTTGCCAACCAGATTCCAATCATCGTTGTCGGGCCTGCCCACCACGACTTGGTTGTCCAGTTGAAAATTCATGGCCGCGCAGGCAGTGGATTCAGGCAAGGTCACTGTGAGATTGTGTTCGTGAATCTGATCAAACATGCTCTGATAGCATTGCGAAGTTTCATTCACACTGTGTACAAAAACATTACCAATCATGCACATGTGATCGCCTGGCATCATGGGCGGTGGAGGTATTGGTTTTGACCAATCCTGCACAATGTATTTCGCAGGGTCTGGGCGCAGCACTGTCACACCAAGATCTTGCAACAACCCTGCTAGATCATCAAGATCTTGCTGGGTTTCTTGTGCAATGCGCTGCAAAGGCTCGCGCACAGCAGCATTGTCAATGCGACGGTAAAATTCTGGCGGCCAAGTTTGGCCAACCACGCAGGTTTTCAACCGATCGTATAGGTTATTGTTAACAAACATGCTATAATTTAAGCATTAAAAATCTTGTAAATAAACTTCACAGGCATAACTACTGGCAACAAAATTCCACTGTAATTACTCAAACTTTCTATTCAAGCACTGCAAATCATCTAGGCATTGGTCTTTGGCGAAGTAGACAGGCAGCAACAACAATCTCCAAAACAAGCAGCACACAGACTCTGTTTGATCCGGGTACCCGGATCCCCATTGAAACAGCCGGGGTAAGGCCCGTTGCCGTTGGATTCTTGGGCGTCAAAGGCAATGCTAACTTAAGGCAGCAAAAGGTTTGGGCTCTGTGAAAAAGATACAACCCATGCTCATAGGACTTGGCTATTCCGGGTCACTAGGGTTCCGTTGATTTGTGAGGCTTGAGTAGGGGGTACCGGTCAACCGCCTCCGCGCTGAAAGGCAATCTCATAAGAATAGATGACTGTGCAACTCGGATGATGCTCGTCAGATTCACCCATGTTTTGGGTGAATCATGACCGATTAATCTGGATGATACGAGAAACAAGAAATTGTGTGAGCGCAAGCGAAACACAGATGTGCGAAGCACATCTTGCACAGTTAGAACTGATCTGGCCAATCTCTAAACAGTGCGTGTTGAATGTTTCCTGACACAAACTGATTGAAACTGCGATGTTTGTCTTCGAGCTCTCCCTCTAAAGGAGCAACACGACGAAATGCTGCGTCCATCTGGCCCATGTCGCGAAACTCCATGAGTATCATCCATTCGGGCATGTCTGCGATGCTTCTAAATCCCATCTTGCAACGAGTTATTCTATAGCTCACCATCTTGTCTTCGCTCACGAGATGATCAAAAAAACTCCGCATGTTTGTGACCCATTCAAGGTCTGAGATGTCGCCTTGTTTGTCGGCCCAGATAGTGTAGATGTCCATTATGTGATAGGTCCCAGTATTTCAAATCCGTCTATCTCGGATTTGTACAAGTGTGCCTGTTCAAGATAGAGGTATTGAAATCCTCGCTCGCGATAGATAGCACATTCGGTTTTCATTGTTTCAATGCCCAGTCTAGATCGTGGCTGATGATAGGTCCAGGCAAACTGATCACACAGTGCATTGTGATCATCGTATCTGCGTATGAGACTCCAGGCCACCAGTTGTGCTTGATCGTAATAGCCAATGATGTCGGCCATGGGGTCGTGAAATCTGCTGTTGAACAACGGCATTACACTGCCAAAATGTTTGTAGATGCAATAGGTACGGTAGATTGCCTGCAGGTGTTGTAGAATTGCTGCGGTGGGTTCTAGATAACACCAATCCACCGACGGTTGGTAGTTGGTTCGTGATAGATCAATTCTGGCAAACTGATAACTCACAGTCGTGGGTCCTGGCGATGAGCAAACAGGCCCTGTAGATAATCTTCGGGCCAATCCTGATAAAAACCGCGTTGAGCAATGGCCTGGGCTCTGTGATCAAGATCTGACAGACACTGTACCAAGATCAAGGCATAGGTACCTTGATTCATGCTCACACCCTGCACAATTTCAGGTGCATTGGGATGATCGCCAAGTGCGATCATGTCTTGACGATTCAACCACTGTTGATTGGCTGCGGCCACGTTGTGTTCTATCACTTCCGCTGACCACTGCTGGGGATCGTACACATAGATTACGACTTCCCAGTTGTACATGCCCCAGCGACTGCGCTGCTGTAGATCAAACAAGGGATCGTTGCCCAGCAGAACCTGATAGCTCTTTTTGAGTCGCGCTGCTCGAGCATAGGGACAGGGAGGCCAACCACCCAGGGCCGGGTGCGGCTGTTCTACAAATGTTGCTATCCAGTGTTCTATGTCTTGAGTGACCTGTTTGATGTCCATTAGAAGAAAGGCAATCGGCTGTTTTTTGTAGTTTCTAGATTGTGCTTGATCAGTTCACTGATATAGGTACGCTCTTTGAGACTCATCTGCAGAATGTCTTCGTAGGTGGCGCCACCGCGCATGAACCAACTCATTTTGAGAGCTTGTTCGCGCAGTGAGTCAGCCTCCTGATCCATGCGTTCCACATATGATTCAATTTCTGTGTTGTCTAGACTCAGGAGGCGTTGCCGAAAAAATTGCTTTGATCCATGATCAGGGCCTGTTTGTAAGCATGGCTGCAATTTTCGCACTCAACGTTCAGCAGTGGCATTTCACTGGGCTCTCGAAGATTGATCACAAAGTCTCTGATGTCTGTGAACAATTTGCGATCACAGTTGTGATACAGTTCCACAATGTGCTCACGTTCAGTGACCAGAGCCGACGCTGTGCGTATGCTTTGAGTGCAGTTGGCCAAACTTTCTATGGTGAGTTCGGTTACACTCTGTAGACACTGGCCCAGTCTTTCAATTTTTTCTTCTTCGGGTAAATCACTGTTCTGAATGTTTTGAATCAGTTTCTGTTGTTCAAACTGTGCAATGTTGAGTTGATTCTGTTGGCGATAACTCATGGGCTTGAACGAAAATTGCATTTCGCCCCAGTTATGACCTTGTGCGTAGTCGCCGCTGCGAATCTGTTCTAGACTCACACGTAGATCTGCTGTGTATTCTCCTTGGTGTCCGCAGGCTGGACACTCAGTGGTGATGTCCATGCTGTGCCCGTAACTGGCAATGCGTATGGCCACTAGGATGGCGTTCAAGTCCACACTGGGCATTTCCCAGGCATCTTTGATGTTGGGAATACAGCTCTGTACCACGCTCACAGATGCCTGTCCGCTGAACAGTGAATCAGGTGTGCGATAGGTGATTTCATCAATGGCTGTCATGGGAAACACCGGAAGATCTTGACTTTCCGGAATGTCTACAGTGCCAGCAGGCCAGTAGTTTCCGCCGCTGGGCAAGCGAAAATATATGGCAGGCTGTCGAAAAAACTGTCGCAGTGGATTGGGATTTTGGTTCATTTGGCACCTATAAATATACTAAACCTTACTTATAGGCACCAAAAACATGGCCCAAGATTCTCAACAACAAGCACAAGAAGCAATGGAACTGATGAGTCGCCTGCGCGATCTCACTGATTCTACCTATCGCAACAGGATGGCACAAGAAGCTGCCACTGATGCGTCCATGAAGAGTCGTTACGGGCTCAACAATTTCACGGCTAGTACCAAGAGCGGTGCTGATGCTGTGGCAGCCATGGCCAAGTCTGCCACCAGTTATATCAGTGCCATGTACAACGGGCAGCGTGGCTATTCAGCCATGAACGAAAGTCTCACCAATCTCAGCACGGCGGCCAAGGCCGCGGGTGTGGCTCTCATGCTGATGGGCGGACCAATTGGTATAGTGATAGGCGCACTGGGAGTGCTCACTGGTGTCATAATTGATGCTGCCAAAGCAGTAGGAGAGTTTAGCGACGCACAGTTCAAGGTCTATCAAGATCTGTACGAGTCTGGGGCCAATGCCGCAGATGGCATGGACGGTGTAACCATGTCATTTGTGAATCTGGGCTACAGCCTACAGGAAATGAATCAGATAGTGGGTCTCATAAACTCCAATGCCGAAGATCTAGCACTGTTTGGAACCACTGTGGCCGACGGACGTAAAAAGTTTGTGAATCTGAGCGATCAACTTGCAGGTTTCAAGAATCAGCTCTACATGATGGGTTATACCACCGAACAGATAGACACTGCTCTCATGAGCTTTGTGAAAAATCAAACCAGAATTGGTGGGCTACAAGGGCAGGTCAACAAGGAGATGGCAGAATCTGCTCGCAAGTTTATTATTGAACAGGATGCTTTGACCAGACTCACAGGCATGAGTCGCAAAGAACAAGAGCGGGCCATAGAAGCTGTGCGCAGTCAAGAACGATTTGCAGCAGCCATGGAACAACTGAAACGTGACGGCAGGGAAAAAGAGCGTAGAGAAATTGAAAAAACCTACTTGATTTTGGCCAGTCAAAACAAAGAGGCTGCACAAGGTTTTGCAGATGCACAAGCTGGCATGTACGGATTCACCGAAGCCTCAATTAAATCCATGAATGCGACAAATGCCGTTGACATGCAAGTCACACGACTATTGCAAGAAGGCAAAATTGAAGCAGCTGAGGCCACAGATATGCTGATCAATGCTCGCAAAAGAACTTTTGACGCCCTAGGGACAACTATGGGCCGGCTGGGGCAATATGACAGTTTTTATGGCAGTTTTGTTGGCGATCAAAGACTGATAGCACTTCAGGCGCAGGGCATCGCTGATCAACTCAAAAAAGCAGAAAAGGAAATAGAAGATCAACAAAAGAACAATTCTGCGCAAACTAAGAAAACAGTTACTGATCTTCAAGAAAAACAACGTGAAAACACTCGCAAAACACTGGTTGCCATGAACACTGTGGCACCGGGTGTGACAGATTTACTGGTGGAGTTTTCAGAATATCTAAATCTGGCTGTTGACGCTTTGGCAGGTTTTGTAGAATGGGTAGCTGATACTTTCTTTAGCACAGCGCCACTTGAAACTCAGGCTGCAACTGAATATCGCAAACGTGCTTTCAAGGGTGCATCCTTTGCTCAGGACACTCTGGGTATAGGTCGCACTGCAGAGCAGAAAAAAGCTCAGACCATTTATGACAAAGGACAACAATATGAGGCCTTGAAGAACGCAGAACAAGATGAAATGCTGTACAATCTTGAACCATTAGAATACAAACTAAAATATGGAATTGAAAATCCCAGTCAAATTGAGGCCAAACGCCGCGAACTCAAAAAAGAGCTAGAAGAAATCGTCAAACAGACGGGCATGGAAGACAAACGTGCTCGTATTGAAGAGATGAAAAAACAACGCGATGAAAGTCGTCAACGACGGTTGGATCGCAAAGCTCAGCAGGATGATCGCACATATGGCGCGGCTCCGGCGACCATGTTGCCCCCACCCGGTGCCAAACCAATAACAACAGCTGATTTGGCTGCCCGTGGATTGAAATTTGATGCAAAAGGAGACGTGCAGCGAGGCGACATGGGATTGAGTCCCAAGTTGATTGATTTGGCTGAAAAAGTACAGCAACAGGTAGAGGGTTTTCAAAAATTCAACGGCTTCAATGATCGTTTTCACCATTCTAATCCACAATATTATGGCGACCACACTCGTGGTCTTGCTTTTGACTTTGCGTTGAATTTTAGACCCACAAAGGAACAAGGACAAAAAATTGTACAACAACTCAAGAGCATGGGCTTTCATTATGTTCGCGATGAGTACAATGATCCCAGTGAAGGTGCAACCGGTCAACATATTCATGCTGCCATTAAAGAGTTCCGCGACGGTGGAATTCTCAATGCTCGCCCCGGCGGCGAAATTGTGCGAGCAGCTGAAAACGGTTACGACGAAGCATTCATACCACTCAAGGATGGCACAGTGCCAGTCACAATCACAGGTCTAAATCTTGACAAAGAAATCAGCGCCGCAGTGGGCCAGGCCTTTGATGATCAAAAAACAATCTATACAGACACCATGCGTGGGCTGGTCAACGAAATGCGACAGACCATGACCGACGCTGTGTCTCGCATGTCAAACAACAATGATGTGTTCAAAGAGCTGCTCAACAGTACCCAAGAAATGGTGCGCAACCAGCAGCAGACCAACAACTTACAGAGCAAGATGCTGCAGGCAGTCAGCAATTAAACTAAATACTGAATCATGGCAGAACTTCATCAGCGCGGATGGCGCAAATATTTCAAGGTCGCAGACACTTCCGGGCAGCTGAGTCCTATTTCTGGCAAAAATCAATTTGGACTGCCAGGCTACACTCGCAATGACAATGACAACAGCATGGTGCGAGCAGACTTTGTGTTTCGCAACTATGCCAGTAGATTGCCCGAAGTCTACAGCGGCCATCCCAATCGTATTGAACGATACAATCAATACGAAAACATGGACATGGATTCGGAGATCAATGCCTGCCTTGACATCATAGCAGAATTCAGCACACAGGTCAGTGAAAGCAACGGTACTCCGTTTGAAATTGACTATCACGACAATCCCACTGACAACGAAATCAGCATCATCAAGAAACAGCTCAAGCAGTGGGTCAAGCTCAATCAGCTGGATCAACGTGCGTTCAAACTGTTTAGAAACACCATCAAATACGGCGATCAAGTTTTTGTGCGTGATCCACAGACCTTTGAACTGTACTGGGTAGACATGACCAAGGTGGCGCGGGTAATTGTGAACGAAAGCGAAGGCAAGAGACCTGAGCAGTACATCATTCGTGACATCAATCCCAACTTCCAAAACTTGACTGTGGCAGCCAAGACCACCACAGACTACATGACAAACCCTGTGACAGGTACCATCAGTGGGGCAGCCAACTACACCATGCCCAACGGCGGCACTGGCGGCGGTGTTGGCAACAGTCGCTTCATGCAGGCCATGAACGAAGTCTGCATTGATGCCAAGCACGTGGTACATCTCAGTCTCAACGAGGGACTGGATGTGTTTTGGCCGTTTGGACGCAGTGTGCTGGAACAGATTTTCATGGTGTTCAAGCAAAAGCAACTGCTGGAAGATGCTGTGCTGATTTACCGTGTGCAACGAGCACCAGAACGTAGAATCTTTAAAATTGACGTAGGTAACATGCCCAGTCACTTGGCCATGGCGTTTGTAGAACGTGTGAAAAACGAGATGCACCAGCGCCGTATCCCCACCATCACTGGCGGCGGCCAAAACATCATGGATGCCAGTTACAACCCGCTCAGCATCAACGAAGATTACTTTTTCCCACAGACTGCAGACGGTCGTGGCAGCACTGTGGAAACCTTGCCTGGCGGACAGAATCTAGGCGAGATTGACGATCTCAAATATTTCAACAACAAAATGGCACGCGGTCTTCGCGTGCCATCCAGCTACTTGCCCACCGGACCTGACGACTCAGATCGTGCCACCAACGACGGCAGAGTAGGCACTGCTTTGATTCAGGAGTTTAGATTCAATCAATATTGCGAGCGTCTGCAGCAGTTGATTGCACAAAAACTTGACGATGAATTCAAGATGTTTCTCAAATGGCGCGGGTTCAATATTGACAGCGGACTATTTTCTCTCAGATTCAACGCACCACAGAACTTTGCCAGCTATCGTCAGACCGAACTAGACAATGCCAGAATCACAGCATTTACCAGTCTGGAACCCTTGCCATACATGAGCAAACGCTTCTTGTTAGAACGTTTCTTGGGCTTGAGTGAGGATGAAATTCAACGCAACGAAGAACTGTGGAGAGAGGAAAAAGCCGAAGGCGATGTGCCTTCGCCCACTGGCCAGGATCTACGCAGTGTGGGCATCAGTCCTGCAGGTCTCGAAAGCGACATTGGCACTGGTGAAGAAATTGGACAGATGGAACCAGTGGGAGCAGCCGGTGAGCCAGGCGCAGAAGCACCTGCAGCAGCTCCAGGCGCAGCAGCTTCACCTTCTCCGCCAGGTACAGTATAAATAATCCTATGCTGCTACAAGAATTTTGGCACAAAGACCCTGAAGCCTATCAGGACCTAGAGCAAGACAACAGTCAACCACAACTGGGAGATCTTCGCAAGAGCCACCTCACTCTGCGGCAGCTCAACAAACTACGTCGCATGAATGATGTGCGTCAGGTTGAATACAAAGAAAAACTCAAACTCATCAGACAACAATATGCCACGCCAGTGGCTCCTGCTGTGTAATTGCTGTGTCACATTTGACAGCAATTTATCGCCTTTTTGACATCTAAAACCACTTATATTTCCTGGTCAGTGTAAATAACAACACACTTTACCTATAGGAGTTTCCTTATGAACAAATTTGAACAGTTGATCGAATACGTGATCAATGATGATGAGCAAAAAGCTCGTGCTCTTTTTCACGACATCGTGGTGGAAAAAAGTCGCGAAATCTACGAAAACATCATGGCCGAAGAAGAACTAGCCGAAGCGGATCATGAAGAAAAAATTGAAGAAGGCGAAGAAAGCCTAGAAGAAGACGAACTCGAAGAAGCTGCTGACCACGAAGCCATGGAAGAAGGCGCCATGATGATGGATGCTTCGGATCAAATGATTGATGAAATCGAAGTTGAAGAAACCGATGACATGAGCATGGAAGCCGAAGACGACGAAGGCAGTGGTGCAGCCGCTACCAAAGACGACATCAAGGATCTGGCCGACAAGCTGGACGAACTCATGGCAGATTTTGAAGCCATGATGGGCGGAGACATGGGCGATGATGACATGGGCGACGGCGATGATTTTGAAATGGACGCCGGTGGTGACGCAATTGAAGTTGACGACACTGAAGAAATGCTGCCCAAAGACGACGAAATGATGGAAGCAGTTAGTCTAAAAGCCGCTCCCAAGCCTGTTACTTCAGAAGAAGGCAGCGTCAACAAGAAGTCCACTGTGGCTGCTAACGCAGGTGCAAAAGGTCCAATTGGTAGTTCAGTGAAGCCTGTACACACCACTGGCGCCGAAGCCAAGGGTCGTCCTGCTCCAACCACCAAGGATTTGATTGGCAAAGTAGGTAATTCGCCAGCACAGGGAACACAAAAACCCACACCAGCTACCAAGCCTCACACAGCACAGGCAACTGGTGTAAACACCAAGTCAGTGGTACCTAGCTCACACAACTAAAAATGACATACCTAAGAGAACAACTTACTTTTCACCAGGCGAACATTCAGATTCTAGAGGAGTCTGACGCCTCTGGCGGTAAGCATCTTTATCTTGAAGGTATTTGCATTGAAGGCAACAAGCGCAACGCCAATGAACGTGTGTATCCACTGTACGAAATCAAACGTGCAGTAGACACTATCAACAAGCAGATCGTAGAAGGATACTCAGTATTGGGTGAAGTGGATCATCCTGATGATCTCAAAATCAATCTTGATCGTGTTTGCCACAACGTAGAAAAAATGTGGATGGACGGCGACGCAGGTTGCGGCAAGTTGAAGATTTTGCCCACTCCCATGGGCAATCTCATCAAGACTCTGCTGCAATCTGGCGTTAAGCTTGGTGTCAGCAGTCGTGGAAGCGGTAACGTTGACGATCGTACCGGACATGTCAGTGACTTTGAAATAGTCACAATTGATGTGGTTGCACAGCCCAGCGCACCCAATGCGTATCCCAAGGCAATATACGAAGGTCTCATGAACATGAAATATGGACATAGACTGTTGGAAGTTGCTCGTGATGCTGGTATGGACAACAAAGTAGAGAGATATTTGAAGCAGGAAGTAGTCAAACTGATCAAAGATCTCAAAATCTAAGGAGAATCTAATAATGTTAGATGCATTGAAACCATTGCTAGATAGCGACCTACTCACCGAGGAAACTCGTCAAGAGATCAACGAAGCTTGGGAAGCCAAGCTGAATGAAGCTCGTGAGCAGGCCCGTGCAGAACTCCGCGAAGAGTTTGCACATCGCTATGAGCACGATAAGCAAGTCATGGTGGAAGCCTTGGATAGAATGGTTACAGAAAGCCTGACTCAGGAAATTCAACAAGTGCAAGCTGAAAAGCAAGCATTGGCTGAAGATCGCGTGAAATTTCAAAGCAAAATGTTGGAAGGTGCCACCAAGTTTAACAGCTTCATGGTTACCAAACTGGCAGAAGAAATTAGCGAACTGCGTCGGGACCGCAAGCAGCACAATGAAGGACTAGAAAAACTAGAAAATTTTGTGATGCAAGCACTGGCTCGTGAAATCACCGAATTTGCGCAAGACAAGCGTGAAGTGGTGGAGACCAAGGTGCGCCTGGTGCGTGAAGCACGTGGCAAACTGGAAGAACTCAAGGCACGCTTTGTAAAAGAAAGTGCTGCCAAGATGAGCCAAGCTGTTAGCCGTCATCTCAAGGAAGAACTAAATCAACTGCATGAAGACATCCGTGTTGCTCGTGAGAACAGCTTTGGACGTCGTATCTTTGAAGCCTACGCAGCTGAGTTCAGCGCAACTCATCTCAACGAAAAGGCCGAAGTTCGCAAACTGTATAGTTTGTTGGACATGAAAGATCAACAGTTGGCCGAAGCAATTGAACTCACTGAGAAAGCCAAAGTCTTGGTTGAGAGCAAGAACCGCGAAATTCGCATGGTTCGGGAAAGCAACGAGCGAGAGGCAATTATGAGCGAGTTGTTGAGTCCCCTAAATCAGGACAAAGCCGAAGTAATGCGTAATTTGTTGGAAAGCGTTCAGACCCCGCGTCTGAAGTCAGCTTACGAAAAGTATCTACCAGCAGTGCTAGAAGATCGTTCAGTGAAAGCACAAAAAGTGATCACCGAACAGGTTTCTGCAGTGACCGGAGATAAAACTGTTCCAAGTAGTCAACAGGAAGATCGCAGCAATGTGATTGACCTCAAGCGCCTGGCAGGATTATAATTTTTTAGGAGACTTTGATGTCACAAGAACTACTAGAAAGTCGCTGGGGCGAGACCAAAGAAGCATTGCTCGAAGGTCTTAATGGCACCAAGCGCAACAATATGAGTGTGATTCTCGAAAACACTCGCAAGTACCTGAAAGAAAACGCAAGCTCAGGATCTACTGTAGCTGGTAACATTGCTACTTTGAACCGCGTGATTCTTCCAGTGATTCGCCGTGTTATGCCCACTGTTATCGCTAACGAATTGGTTGGCGTGCAGCCCATGACTGGTCCTGTGGGCCAAATCCACACTCTACGTGTGCGTTATGCTCAAAACCTGACCGACACTTCAGCTGCTGCAACCAGCGTGGCTGCAGGTGAAGAAGCACTGAGCCCATTCAAAATCGCAACTGCGTACTCCACAGTACCTCAGGGCACTGATACCGCTACCAACTACACTGGTGGCGCAACAGCTACCATGGAAGGCACTGGCGGTAAGCAGATTTCTGTGCAGATCTTGAAGCAAGCGGTTGAAGCTAAGACCCGCAAGCTACAAGCTCGTTGGACATTTGAAGCCGCGCAAGATGCACAAGCAATGCACGGCATTGATGTTGAAGCAGAAATCATGGCAGCTTTGGCTCAAGAAATTACAGCTGAAATTGACCAAGAAATCCTGTTGAGCCTGCGTAGTCTGGCTGCAACTGAGTTCACATACAACCAAGCTACTGTATCTGGTACTGCTACATTTGTTGGTGACGAACACGCTGCATTGGCTGTTCTGATCAACCGTGTTGCTAACCTGATCGCTCAGCGTACACGTCGTGGCGCTGGTAACTATGCTGTTGTTAGCTCAGCTGCATTGACAGTTCTGCAGAGCGCAACAACTTCTGCATTTGCACGTACCACAGAAGGCACCTTTGAAGCACCCACAAACACCAAGTTTGTTGGTACACTGAACGGCAGCATGAGAGTGTTTGTTGATAGCTATGCTAGCGACACAACTCCTGTGTTGGTTGGTTACAAAGGTTCTTCAGAAGCTGACGCACCAGCATTCTACTGCCCATACATTCCATTGATGAGCAGCGGTGTTGTTCTGGATCCGGCAACATTTGAACCAGTCGTGAGCTTCATGACTCGTTATGGCTACATTGAGCTTACCAACACCGCTAGCAGCTTCGGCAACGCTGGCGACTATGTGGGTGAGATTGCTGTGTCTAACCTGTCATTCAGCTAATCCTACTGGATCACAACCAAATCAAAAAAGCCCCTTGCGGGGCTTTTTTGTTGGGGTAAATTTACTGACGATAAGTAATTTTGTGACAACAGTCACAGCTCGTGTTTAACACACATACACACATTGAAAGGAGATAATCATGAGCAAAACACCTTACGAGATTCGTCTTGAACTTCTCAAATTGGCCAAAGATTCACTCTGGGAACCAATTTATCAAAAACGTCACGCTATGTCAGACGAGTACCACGCCAAGCTGACAGATGCCAATCGCGGAACTCTTCCATTCCCAACCATGCCAGATTTTCCGTCTACCACGGATATTGTCAGCAAGGCCGAGGAACTGAAAAAGTTTATTGACCAAGCATAATAAAGCCCCGAAAGGGGCTTTTTTCTTGCCCCGATAAATATTGACATGGCTATCGTGATAGAAACCGGGGTAACTTTTGGGGGCGGCGTCAACATTGGCGAGGGCGCACAGCCTCAAATACAGCAGATTTTACTGACTGAATCAGGTGACACAATCACTACCGAAGCCGGAGATGCACTAACAACAGAATAAGAGACCGTTCATGGCTAATGTAAAAATTTCACAACTGCCCAGTCTGTCAACAATGACAGATGCCTCAGAAATCCCTGTGGTATCCAGTGGTACAACATACAAGATCACAGGATCTACGCTAGAAGTGTATTTCACAGGTAACGTGGAATTTGCAGGCACAACCTTGCAACCAAGAGCCGGTGCAACAGAATCCAATATCACACTTAAAAATGG